AGATGTTTTCAAAGTATGACAAAAAAGACTAAGTAAAAACAAGGAAAATGAATATCAAACAAGTAACCTTTGGGGCTGCCCATTATATCAATGAGGAAACTCCTAAAAAACAAATCTATCTGCATCATACTGCGGGTAATGACAATGCTGAGGGTGTATTCAAGTATTGGGAGCAAACACGTGACCGGGTAGCAACCTGCGTTGTTATTGATTCTAAGGGTTTGATTGCTCAGGGATTCTCATCCACAAAGTGGGCATATCATTTGGGACTTAAAACTAATACCTTCAATAATCAGGGGTTGGCATTTCAGCCATTAGACAAATTGTCTATTGGTATTGAGATTTGCAATTGGGGATTCCTGAAAGAGGTTGGCAAAGGCAAGTATGTCAACTACGTTAATCGTGAGGTTCCTTTGGACCAAGTGATTAAGTTGGACACTCCTTTCAAAGGTCATCAGTTTTGGCACAATTACACTGACGCTCAGATTGAGGCAGTAAAAGAATTATTACTTCTTTGGAATGATAGATATAAGATTCCGTTGGACTACAACGATGACATATGGGGAATATGCTCAAGAGCATTATCTGCTCAACCCGGTGTCTACACCCACAATTCAGTACGCAAGGATAAAACTGACGTATATCCGCACCCCGGACTGATTGAGATGCTGAAGTCTTTGACCGCTAAGAAGCCTATTGTGGTTGTAGAACCAAAGGCATCTACCAAGCAACCAAAGGCTAAGAGTAGTGGAAAGAGCAAGAAGTAACCTATTATTTTTTGCTATAGGGGCTGCGATTATGTGGCTCTTTCTACGTCAGTGCTCAACCCCAATACCTCCGGAGATTAAATATCTCCCGGGGGATTCTATCCCGTACACCGTATATAAGGGTGTTCCTACGCCATATGCGGTGCATCATACGGATACCATCCCTATTTACGATACTGTTTGGCAGCCGGGAGATACTCAGTATGTCCTTACTCCCATTGATACAATGGCTATACTGAAGGACTATTATGCCAAAGTTCACTACTTGGATACTGTCAAGAATGACAGTAGTGCTTTGATTGTATTGAATGAGTTGGTGTTCAAGAATCGTATTTCGAGCCGGGAGGTTATATTCCAAAACCGAAGACCAACGGCAATCATTGAGGAGCGTAACAAGGCTATCGTCATAGGGGTTGGTGGTACTGTAAAAGGATGGGATGCGTCCATTGGGTATAGGCAAGACCGAAATGTGTTCAACCTGACCTATTCGAGTCAGGGGGTAGGCGTAAGATATCAGCGTGAGATAGGTTGGAAGAAGTCCTCGGAAAAATAATTACCTTTGTATTATACAAAAATCAAATCAAATGAAAACAGTAAAAATTGAACCGAACACAAAGCAATTTTTGACAGAGGAAGAATTGGGTAAAACCCAAGCGATGCACACTGAGTTCAACAAGATGAAAAGCCATCTTGCTGATGTCTCATTGCAGAAGCATTCAATCTTAAAGCAGATTGATTTGCTTCGTTCTGATTTCTCCGAGCACGAAAATGCTTTGATGTTGAAGTATGGCAATGATGCTATTATCAATATACAAACCGGAAAAATAACAAGAAAACAAAATGGCACGAATTAGTACATATCCCGTTGATGGTTCAATTAACGGGTTGGATATTTTAATTGGCAGTGATGCTGATGATTCAAACATTACCAAGAATTATCAGATTAATGATATCAAGGGATTTATAGTTAGTGGCTTGGCTTTAGGAGTTACTCCTGTATTGTCAAGTGCATCAAACGTGAACCAAGAACCCTCCGGCTTAAACATACCACTTCAAGTAAGATTTGGTCCTGCCCAAGGAAACCTAAGTACACCTGTTCAGTTGTTTGCAAACGGAGTAATATTGTTTAATCAGGGTGGGCTATATCTTTTCAATGGGTATGCAAACTTTGAAAGGCAGGGGTCATCAGGTGGCGTTGCGGTTATTGCGTTTAGGGCGTTGATAAACGGCATTCAAATATCTCCATCTAAGATGGTTGAGATTGATAGCGTAGGGGTATCCACTCCATATGAATTAACCATTCCTTTGCAGGTAAATGCGGGAGATATTCTCACTTGGGAAATTATGCGTGACGGCTCAGGAGTTGATAGGGGAGGTCTTTATACCCATACTCTTGTAGGAGGGTGGAGTAATGTACCATCATCTGACGTTAACGTATGGAAAGTAGGAATTTAAAATCAAATCAAATGAAACATGGATATCAGAAAGATATCGGTAGGTCCCGACTACAAGAACGGGGCTATGCACTATATAGTAGGGCAAAAGGTTCTTAACGAGTCTCAGGAGATTCACCTCATCAGATACGATGAGGTTAAGAAGTCTATCAAGATTTACATCATTAACGAAAAGAATGAGGTAGTTCTTTGGAAGGAGTTTAATGATACGGTTCCTGTTTCTATTGAATACAATATCAATATATGATGCAGTCACCGTTTTACTTTATAGCGAGACCTATAGATGGTAAGCGGTATGACAATACCAAAGAGATAGCAGGTGTTGATGTAATATTCAATACGTCTGAGGAGGACCATCGTTTTTCAAATCGTCAGGCTGAGGTAATTGAGTTGCCATTGGGGTACAGTGGTCCAATACAAAAGGGTGATACCCTTCTTGTGCATCACAATACTTTTAAATTTTACAATGACATCAAGGGCAGGAGAAAGAGTGGCAAGAGTTTTTTCAAGGAGGATTTATTCTTCATAGAACCTGACCAATTCTTTTTATACCGAAATGGTTCCACGTGGAACGCATATGACAGATACTGCTTTGTAAGACCAATCCCGCCTGAGGAGTCTTATGTAAAGAAGCCAACGACACACGAGCCCCTAATGGGAGTGATGGTGTATCCTAACACCGAACTGCTCCGGCACGGTGTACTTCCCGGAGACAAGGTGTGCTTTCAGCCGGACAGTGAATATGAGTTTTATGTCGATGGGGAAAAACTCTATCGTATGTTCGACCATCAAATAACAATCAAATTATGAATCTAATCGTATTGGACAATGTACTGACAGACCCAACCGCATACGTGCGTGATGCTCTGTCTTATGGATTTGAAGAAGTCTTTAACGCTGATAAAGTATTCAAAGGCATTCAGCCACGGAATGATGATGAGTTCCAACACTTCATCGAGAACTATTTTGGGTTGCAGTATGAAACTGTATACAACTTCATACGCCAATCCCCGGAAGGTCAGGATGAGCCAAACTTCATCCACACTGATGAGATGATGGGTGACATCCTTGCTCTGTTGTATTTAAACGAAACTCATCCTGATACCGATGGGACGATTATATATGACGAAAATGAAAAGAAGATGTGCTCCATTCATATGAAGTTTAATAGGGCTTTAATCTTTGGTACTCGGTTCCCACATTCTCGTGCGTTGTTTGAGAACTTTGGAAGTGGGGATGAATCACGCCTTGTTCAAGTTTTATTCTTAAAATTGCGTAAAGATGGACCCGAAGGAGTTGCGTGAAAAGATTATTCAAGCCGGATACATTGCAGTTGAGCAACTGATAAAGGTTGCCAAGGAGGACATCATAAAGCCTGACCTCAGCGATGAGTTGGCTGCCGATAGATTAAAGAATGCTGCTGCCTCCAAGAGGTTGGCAGTTTTTGACGCTTTTGAGATTCTGTCACGCATAGAATCTGAAAAGAATATATTAGAAGGAAATGATGAAGGGGTTAGAAAAGTCGACACAAAGCAAGGATGGGCAGAGCGAAGGGCAAAGTAGTTTGTACTATGTGGTTCAAAACTACATACCCAAGCAAGTCCTGTCCAATAAAAACCGCAATCGAAGTTGGGGGTACGGTTATGACCCACACTACGATGTTGTCGTTATTTCTAAAACCGGGCAGATAGGGGAGGTTGTAAATATAGCCGGGCTACACATTGCACTCCCGGCAGTTCCTGACAAGTGTCTTCAAAGACACTCGAGTCCATCTGAGCAGTATTGGGAGAGGGGGGAGTTACCAACTCCATTGTCTAAGATATCCTCCATCTTTCAGTGGAATGAGATGTCAAATGATTTCAAGAACAAGTGGGTAGACTATATCGAGCAGGAGTTTGACCGGAGAGAGCAGGGGTTATGGTTTATGAATAATGGTAAGCCAACGTACATAACCGGAGCCCACTATATGTATCTTCAGTGGTCAAAGATTGACATTGGATATCCGGATTTCAGGGAAGCAAACAGGATATTCTACATATTTTGGGAAGCCTGTCGTGCTGATATAAGGTCATTCGGTATGATATACCTGAAGATAAGACGTTCAGGATTTTCCTTTATGTCTTCATCTGAGTGCGTAAACATAGGTACACTCGCAAGGGATTCCCGAGTTGGAATATTATCCAAGACAGGAGCCGATGCCAAAAAGATGTTCACGGATAAGGTTGTGCCAATTAGTTCAAACCTGCCATTCTTTTTCAAGCCCGTGCAGGACGGTATGGACAAGCCAAAGACAGAGTTAGCCTTCCGGGTCCCGGCTTCTAAGATTACCAAGAGGAATATGTCTGAGACATCAACCGAGGAGATTGATGGATTGGATACTACCATAGATTGGAAGAACACCGAGGACAACTCCTATGACGGAGAGAAGTTACTGTTCTTGGCTCACGACGAAAGTGGCAAGTGGGTAAAGCCTGTAAACATTCTGAACAATTGGAGGGTAACCAAAACCTGTCTGCGACTTGGTAGCAAAATTATTGGGAAGTGTATGATGGGGTCCACATCCAATGCCTTGGCAAAGGGTGGTGACAACTTCAAGCAGATGTATGATGACTCAAGGGTTTCATCAAGGAATGCCAACGGTCAGACCAAGTCAGGGTTATACGCTTTGTTTATCCCTATGGAGTGGAATATGGAAGGGTTTATAGATAGGTACGGGATGCCTGTACTGCGTAAACCATCTCAGCCAATCCGGGGGGTTGACGATAATTGGATTATGAATGGGGCTATTGACTATTGGGAGGCTGAGGTTGAATCCTTAAAGTCTGATGCAGATGCTTTGAATGAATACTACCGTCAGTTCCCAAGGACAGAGTCTCACGCTTTCAGGGATGAGAGCAAGGCTGCCCTATTCAATCTTACCAAGATATATCAGCAAATTGATTACAATGATTCCCTGATTCAGCAGCATCACGTAACCCGTGGCTCGTTTCATTGGAAGGATGGGATAAAGGACTCCAAGGTTATATGGTCCCCCGATACCCGGGGTAGGTTCTTGGTGTCGTGGCTTCCCGGCAAGAACCTTCAGAATCGAGTTGTTGAACGTAATGGAATCAGATATCCCGGGAATGACCATATGGGGGCGTTTGGATGCGACTCATACGATATCTCGGGTGTAGTGGTAGGGAAGGGTTCAAACGGTGCATTGCACGGTCTTACAGGCTTCCATATGGACGAGGGTCCGGTCAATCAGTTCTTCCTTGAATATATAGCCCGTCCTCAGACGGCAGAGATATTCTTTGAGGAGGTATTGATGGCGTGTGCTTTTTATGGAATGCCAATCCTTATAGAGAATAACAAGCCAAGGCTTCTATACCATATGAAGAATCGTGGGTATAGGGGGTTCTGCCTTAATCGTCCCGATAAGCCATATGCAAAACTGTCAAAGGCTGAGAGGGAACTCGGAGGTATCCCTAACTCTTCTGAGGACGTGAAACAAGCACACGCAGCAGCGATTGAGTCCTACATTGAGAAACATATCGGTCTTGACTTAGAGGGCAAGTATAGGGACCCCGAAGAGATGGGAACTATGCCCTTTACTCGCACGTTAGAGGATTGGGCTAAATTTGATATAAACAACCGTACAAGGTTTGATGCGTCTATTAGTTCAGGATTGGCTATAATGGCTACTCAAAAGCATCTGTATCAGCCGGAAAAAGCACAATCAAAAATTAGCATTAACTTTGCTACATACAACAATAAGGGAACTATAAGCCAATTAAATAGATGAAAGATGTCAAGGTGGATATATCGTCTGTGGGATTCCCAAGTCAATTCGTGTCCGATGCTGAAAAGAACACGGAGCAATTCGGGCTACAGATAGGACAAGCCATTCAGTATGAATGGTTTCGTAAGGATGGGAATCAATGCAGGTATTATAGTCAATGGAGGGACTTCCATAGGCTACGCCTATATGCACGTGGTGAGCAATCAACTCAGAAGTATAAGGACGAACTTGCTATCAACGGAGACCTTTCATATTTGAATTTGGATTGGACTCCCGTACCAATCATCCCCAAGTTTGTTGATATTGTTGTGAACGGTATGTCTGACCGCCTTTTTAAGGTTAAGGCATATGCTCAGGATGCGATGTCTCAGTCTAAGAGGAGCAAGTACCAAGATATGATTGAGGGTCAGATGGTTGCTAAGGACTTGTTGCAAAACATTCAAGAGCAGACCGGAGTAGACCCATTCACTATGAACCCGGATGAATTGCCATCTACAGATGAGGAGTTGTCATTGTATATGCAACTCAACTACAAACCTGCTATTGAGATAGCAGAAGAGGAGGCAATCAATACTATACTTGACGAGAACAACTACCAATACATAAGGAAGCGTTGCGACTACGACCTTACTGTTTTGGGTATTGGCGTTGAGAAGCACGAGTTTTTGCCCGGGGCAGGAGTTGAGATATCATATGTGGACCCGGCTAATATCGTATACAGTTATACAGAAGACCCATACTTCCGGGATTGTTTTTATTGGGGCGAGATTAAGACGCTTCCAATCACTGAGTTAATGAAGATTGACCCAACCCTTACAAGGGAGGATTTGGAGGAAATCTCAAAGTATAGTCAGAGTTGGTATGATTACTACAACGTGGCTCAATACTACGAGAACAATATCTTCTACAGAGATACTTGCACTTTACTTTACTACAACTATAAGACCACCCAAAAGATTGTCTATAAGAAAAAGATTCTTGACAATGGGGGGACTCGTATGGTTGAGAAGGATGACACTTTCAACCCACCTGTTGAGATGATGGAGGAAGGTCGTTTCGAGAAAGTAGAGAAGACCATTGATGTTTGGTACAACGGCATTATGGTTATGGGAACCAACATCTTGTTGAAGTGGGAGATGGCTGAGAATATGGTTCGTCCAAAGTCAGCATCTCAACACGCTCTTCCAAACTATGTTGCGGTAGCACCTCGTATGTATAAAGGCGTTATCGAATCTTTGGTTCGCAGGATGATTCCTTTTGCGGACTTGATTCAGATGACCCATTTGAAACTGCAACAAGTTATCGCAAGAGTAGTACCTGATGGTGTATTTATTGATGCGGATGGTCTTAACGAAGTAGACTTGGGGACAGGCAACGCTTATAACCCTGAGGATGCATTGAGGCTTTACTTCCAAACAGGTAGCGTTATCGGGCGTTCTTACACCCAAGACGGTGACTTCAATAATGCACGTGTCCCAATTCAGGAATTAAATAGTAACTCCGGTGCTGCAAAAACGCAGATGTTGATTGCCAATTACAATCACTACCTTGATATGATTCGTGCGGTAACGGGATTGAATGAGGCTCGTGATGGCTCAGACCCTGACCCCCATTCGTTGGTTGGCGTTCAAAAGTTGGCAGCACTCAATTCAAATACTGCTACACGTCATATCCTTGATGGTGGATTATACTTGTTCAAGTCAATATCCGAGGCACTTACCTACAGGATTGCTGACATATTGGAGTATGCAGATTTCAAGGATGACTTCGCAAATAAGATTGGCAAATTCAATGTGTCAATCCTTAATGAAATCAAGGACCTCTACATCTATGACTTTGGAATCTTTATTGATGTTTCTCCCGATGAAGAGCAAAGAGCACAACTCGAGCAGAACATTCAGATTGCTTTGCAGAAAGGTGATATCAATCTTGAGGATGCCATTGATATCCGTGAGTTGAAGAATATCAAACTTGCAAATCAATTGTTGAAACTTAAGCGGGTTAAGAAGCAAGAACGAGAAGAAAAGATGATGATGCAGAAACAAGCGATGACTGCTCAACAACAACTCAAGTCTCAGGAAATGGCTGCACAGTTGGCAGTTCAGAAGATTGAGATGGAGACACGTCAGAAGATGCAACTCAAACAAGCAGAGATTGCATTCGAGATGGAGAAGATGAAGGGAGAAGCACAACTTAAGAGTCAACTGATGGCTGAAGAGTTCAATTATAATGTTCAATTAGCACAAGCAGCAGGTGCTGAGTTGTCTAAAAGAGAACAAGCGAGGGAAGATGCTAAGTCAAAACGAATCAGTCAGCAGAATACCGAGCAGTCTCAGTTGATAAATCAAAGGAAGTTGAACACGCCACCTTTAAGATTTGAGTCAAATGAAGACTCTCTTGATGGTTTTGATTTGGCTGAGTTCTCCCCTCGGTGAGGATAAATAATTTTTCTATTAACTTTGCATAAAAATTCAATCAAATGGAATTTAAAGTAAGAGAAGTAACAGGAGCCGAAAAAGGGGTTGCAGAAAAGGAACAAGAGTTGCTCGACAAACACGAGCAAGAATTGAACGAAGAAGCACAAGGTGCTGAAGGTAATGGTGACCAAGAAGGTCAGCCCCCTGCCGAAGACCCTGTTGAACTCAAAGAGGAAGACGTTCTTTCATATATTGGAAAAAGGTACAACAAGGAAATCAAGTCGTTTGACGATTTGGTTGCTACACGTGAGAGCAATGAAGATTTGCCTGAAGACGTGGCAGCGTTCCTGAAGTACAAAAAAGATACGGGTCGTGGAATCCAAGACTACCTAAAGTTGCAGGAAGACTTTGACACTATGGACCCGGATAAAATGCTGAAGCAGTATTTCTTGGCAACTGAGGATGGTCTTGATGAAGATGACATCGAGGCTATGATGGAAGACTTCAAGTACAATGAGGACTTCGATGACGAAACAGATGTCAAGAAGGCTAAATTAGCAAAGAAAAAGGCTATTGCAAAAGCCAAGACTTACTTTACCGAGCAGAAGGAAAAGTACAAACAACCCCTTGAGTCAAGAACGGTTGGTATTCCTGAAGCAGAGAAAGAGGAGTATGAGGCTTACAAGCAATATATTCAACAGGCGAGCACCTTAAACGAAGAGCAAGAAAGAAAGCGTCAGTGGTTTCAACAGAAAACCGACGAAGTATTTGGTCAAGGATTCAAAGGTTTTGAGTTCAATTTAAATGACCGTAAACTTGTTTTTGCTCCCGGGGATTCCACTGAGTTAAAGAAGGTCCAATCAAGTCCGATGAACTTTATCAATAAGTATTTGGATGAGAATGGTCTTATGAATGACGCAGTAGGATACCACAAGGCGTTAGCCATCGCAATGAACCCCGATAAGTTCGCTAAGTTCTTTTATGAACAGGGCTTGGCAGATGCCACAGAGGATGTGACACGCAAGATAAAAAATGTGAATATGTCTGAGCGTAAAGCACCCGAGGCAATGAATAAGGGGGGAGTGCAAATCCGAGAAGTAGACTCAGGCGTAGGTCGTGGGTTGAAAATCAAGAGTGCAAAAAGATTGTAAAAAACCCTTTAACAAAAGAAAAAAATGGCAGTTCTATCAACTCCCGGATATCAGTTGCAACCCTCAGCAGAGCAGGTTGCCCTATCCACCAATTACATTACTAACTTCAACTTCTTGAATCAGTATCTCCCTGATACTTATGAGAAAGAATTTGAGCGTTACGGAAACCGCACCGTTGCATCCTTCCTTCGTATGGTTGGTGCTGAGATGCCTTCTAACTCTGACCAAATCAAATGGGCAGAACAAGGTCGTCTTCACACCAAGTACGTGGATGTAACCACCACTGTTCTGACAGGTGCTGACAGTGCTACCTTCACAGTCAACGACTTGGGTGTGACAGGTATCGCAATTCGTGCAGGTCAAACCGTTATGATTACCCCCAACGTAGCAGGTCCTACTCAAAACAAGGGTATCGTTACCGCAGTTAACACTTCGGCTGACACCTTTGATGTAGCCTTCTATGAGGGTGGTGGTATGACTAATGCTTCAGCAGCCAACAAATTCACCGTATTCATCTACGGTTCTGAATTTAAGAAGGGCACTGTGGGTATGGTTGGTTCATTGGAAGCCGAAGATGAAATCTTCAGCAACTCACCCATCATTATCAAAGACAAGTATGCCGTTTCAGGTTCTGATATGGCTCAGATTGGATGGGTTGAAGTAACCACCGAGAATGGTGCTACAGGCTACCTGTGGTATTTGAAATCAGAGCACGAGACTCGTCTCCGCTTTGAAGATTACCTTGAGACCTCTATGTTGGAAGCCGTTCCTGCTGAAACAGGTTCAGGTGTAATTAACCCTGCGTTGAACCCTAACTTCGGTAACAAAGGTTCTGAAGGCGTATTCTACGTAGTTAACTCTCGTGGTAACGTATGGGGTGCAGGTAGTCCTTCCACCTTGGCTGACTTCGACACAATCGTTTCTCGTCTTGACAAGCAGGGCTCTATCGAGGAGAATGTTCTCTTCGTTAACCGTGAGTTCTCTTTCGACATTGACGATATGTTGGCTACTTTGAACGGTTTCAGTCCAACAGGTTCTGCTAACGCTGCGTCTTTCGGTCTGTTCGACAACGACACCGATATGGCTTTGAACCTTGGCTTCAGTGGATTCCGCAGAGGTTACGACTTCTACAAGTCAGATTGGAAATACCTGAACGACCCGACTATGCGTGGGGGTTTGACCCTGTCTACTACAGGTACAACCACTGCTAACGTCATCACAGGTATGCTCGTTCCCGCAGGTTCTACCACCGTGTACGACCAAATCCTTGGTAAGAATGCCAAGCGTCCTTTCCTCCACGTGCGTTACCGTGCGTCTGAGGCTGAAGACCGCAGGTACAAAACTTGGATTACAGGTTCTGCCGGAGGTGCTGCAACAAGCGACCTCGATGCAATGGAAGTTAACTTCCTCTCTGAGCGTGCCGTGTGCACCTTGGGAGCGAACAACTTCTTCCTGTTCCGTTACGGAGCCTAATCCGTAGATTTTCAGTGGGGGGGTGTCTTCAAAGACACTCCCCTTTTTTAAATTCAAATCATATCTTATCTAAAATGAAAAAAGTAAAATTGACACCGAAAGACAGGTACTACCGTCTTCGCAACGAACTCGCACCACTGTCCTACACAATCTCAACTCGAAACACACGTAGGTATCCACTAATGTGGTATGATGAGGAAAAGAATCAGAACCGGGCTCTCCGCTACGCAGTAAACCAAAAGTCCCCATTTGAGGATGAGCAAGATGGCAACCCGCTTATCGAGCCAATCATCTTTGAGCGTGGCTTTTTGTTTGTCCCAAAAACCAATCCTGTACTACAGGAGTTCCTTTACTACCATCCTCAGAACAATGTTCTTTTTGAAGAAGTTGATAATGAGCGTGACGCAGTTAAGGAGGTAGAGGAGTTGACCTCTGAGGTTGATGCATTGATTGCTGCACGTGAGATGAGCATTGAGCAACTTGAAACAGTTGGTCGTGTTCTCTTCCAACGTGATACCACAAAGGTTACGACTGCCGAGTTGAAGCGTGATATCCTTATCTATGCCCGTAACTATCCAAAGCAGTTCCTTGAGGCTCTTGAGGACCCAATGCTGAAACTGCAATCAAACGTCCATATCTTCTTTGATAAGGGATTGTTGGGATTCAGAAACGGAAACAAAGAGGTGTGGTACAATACCCCGACAAACAAGAAGAAGATGCTTACCGTTCCATATGGCGAAGACCCATATGTTTTGGTATCGTTGTTCCTGAAGTCTGACGAGGGTATCGAGGCTCTGAAGATGTTGGAGGTCCACTTGGAGTCCGCATAATAAGCGATATATCTTAAAACGAGAGGGGGAGCAACCCCCTCTTTTTTTTTATGTATATTTGTGGAAACAGAAAGGGATGATTAATTCGGTTAGAAATACTGTACTTTCCGTGGTTAATAAGAACAACTACGGGTATATTTCTCCTTCAGATTTCAACCTATATGCTCAACAGGCTCAGTTAGAAATCTTCGAGGAATATTTTTCTGAGTACAATACGCTTGTAAATAAAGAGAACTTGAGGACATCAGGGACCGGATATGCGGACCTGAAGAAGGGTGTTGAGGAAATGATTGACATATTTTCTGTCACTAACTTCTTGAGCCACAATGTATCAAATACATATTTTCTCCCATCATTGACGACAACGGGTGATGATTACTTTATGATAAATAAGGTGTTATGCTATCCTGTTATCCTTGCTCAGGGTCAAAATACAAACACTGTCTTAAACTCATTGGAGGATTCAACGGCTACATTCATTGCTGATGGTGTAGCAGTTGGAGACATTGTTGCTAACCTCTCCACCGGGGCACAAGCCACTGTGGTTTCTGTGGTATCTACGACTATTCTTCTTTTGTCTGCAAACATCTTTACGGTGTTTCCGCAAGACTATGCGGTCTACGACAAAAGTATTGTGAACGAGGTGGAGAGGGTTAGCCACAACAAGATTACTCTTCTGACAAATTCATTGCTAACTGCACCATCAGATACATACCCTGCATATACGCAGGAGGCATCATTGATGACTATATACCCGGAGACTGTATCGAAGCAAGGTCAAATCTTGAGTCAGTACATCCGGTATCCTAAGTCTCCGAAATGGACCTATGTTACACTATTAAACGGAGAACCTGCGTTTGACCAATCTCAGCCTGACTATCAGGACTTTGAGGTTCCACTTGAGGATGAGTATAGACTCATTCAGAAGATTCTTCAATACGCAGGAATATCTATTCGTGAGGCTGAGGTTTATCAATTTGCCAAAGTTGAAGAGAGGGAGCAGCAGCAACAACAATAATAGATAACTATGGCTTATATATCACAGTTCGACTACTATAACAACCAAGATAATTGGGGGTCATATCAATACGTTAGCCTGTATGATATCGTCAATAATTTTATGTTGATGTATGCAGGTAACCATTCTTTGATTAATAATGAGGAGCGTTACAAGGTTTTGTTCCACGCAAAAAGAGCGATACAAGAACTTAACTACGATGCATTCAAAGAAGTTAAGGTATTGGAATTGTCTGTGTGCGATACCCT